TGGTATGACTATTACTGGAAACGGTATTTCCAATACAGATTATGCACCTATAGTTTTTGATGGAAACACTTATTATGCAATGCCAATAGAAGTTAGTGCTTTTGAGATAAAAAGTGATGGAGCAGCAAATCGTCCTACATTAAGTATTGCTAATGTCGAGTCTATTTTGAGATCGACATCTTTATTCCAAAATGCAGATGATGGAGGTACTGATGGCTTCTCAGGAACATTCAAACTAGAAGATTTAATAGGAAAAAGATTCACACAGCGACAAACTTTAGAAAAATATTTAACTATTGATCCTTCCACTGTTTCAACCAAAGCAGTGGTAGAGTTCCCAAAACGAGTATGGTATATTGACAGGGTAAAAGTAAAAAACGCTACTTTGGCTGTTTTTGAATTAGCAAACCCTTATGATTTAGAAGGTATAAAACTTCCTCATAGGCAAGTAATCGGAAAATATTGCCCGTGGGAATATCAAGGACTAGAGTTCGATCCTCCTATAGGCGCTTGCACATGGAAAATAAACAGCGAAGTTAATACAGAGGTGGATGGAACTGACAAAACTTGGAATCTATATTATACTGAAAATGATGAGCCAATTGTTTGGTGGGGGATAGTTCATCAGAGTACGGATGCATCTGTAAGAAGTGGACATTTATATGCCAATAATACAGCATTCCCTAAACAGCGCATAGTAGCACTTAGTGATGGGGATGGAGGTTATACGTATTGGAGGTCTAATATAGTCATTAGTAGTAGTAATACTTCTCCGCCTTCTAGTTCTAATAGCGCTTGGCAACAATGTAGAGTCTATAGGCCTTGGCATGCGAATTCTGCTTTTTCTGTGCATGCGACACATTCGGAAAGAAATGACTATGTGGCTCACCCTTGTTCTTCTGTTAGTACCGCTAATGACTCCACTTTTACGTTAGACGACACAGCCACTATATATAGAGCAGTTTTACCTAGTACAGGTAAGACTCCTGGTCCTAATTCTGATCATTGGACTAGAGGGGATTCCTGTGGAAAATTGTTAAATTCTTGTAAGATTAGATTTCAATGTGATAATCCATCAGGCACCACGATTGGAACTATACCTTCATTTGAAACAAATACTGCAGGGGCAGCCCTACCATTCGGAGGATTCCCCGGAAGCAGAAAGCATAGATAATGGATATAGGTGCAATAAAAGAACATTTTGACAAAGAGTTTCCAAGAGAAGGATGTGGAGTACTAGCAGTAGTCAAAGGTAAGAAACAGTGGTTCCCTGTTACAAATATTGCAGAGAACTCCGATGATTTTATAATGGATTCAGAAGAATATATAAAGTTATTACTTACTACAGATATAATAGGAATAGTACATAATCATATAGGAGATAGTTCCGAGCCCGGGCAAACTGATAAAGACTACTGTAATGCGATGGGTATACCATATTATATATTTAGTTATCCCAATATGGATCTAACAATAGTACAGCCAGAAACAAATACCACAGACTTATATGGACGAGAGTATAAATTTGGAATTCGTGACTGTTTTGAGGCAATGAGAGACTATTTAATTTCAAAAGAAATTACAATACCCCCAAGAGCTGCATTTGAAGATGACTGGTATAAAAGAGGAATTGACTATTTTTGTCCCGATGTAATTAAGAATTGGGGTGGAAAAGAAATAAAATTAGACGAGTTACAGGAAAATGATGTATTAATTTTTCGTGTACAAGAAGAAATAAATAATCATTGTGGAGTATATATTGGGAATGACATTTTCTACCATCATGCAGTTAATAGACTATCATGCCGAGAGAATTTGTATCCTTTTTGGTACTCGTATTTAGTAGGAGCTTATAGATATGTTGCGTAAATTATATTTAAACGGAGAAATGGGGGAGAAATTTGGTAAGGTCGCAGAAGTAAAAGCTGAAAGCGTACGTGAAGTTATGCAGTATTTAAAAGCAAACCATGACGGTGTAGACAAATATTTAATCGACTCCACCGAAAAAGAGATAGGGTTTACCATAAAAATGGGTGATCAGTATATTGACGATGATAGAGAACTTCTTCTGCCTTTGGATAAAGGTGATATAATTATTACTCCCACTCCGCACGGGGCAAAGGGAGTAGTAAAAGTTATAGTTGGAGTTATTTTAATGGTTGCAGCCTTTATGGTTCCTGGAGGTATAGCAACTCCTTGGGGACAGTTTTTATTCGCAATGGGCGCAAGTTTAGTAATGCAAGGTATTGCGGAAATGATGGTGCCGGACCCGGCAGTAGATAATATGGAACAAAATGAATCGTATATTTTTCAAGGATCAGAACAGGTTCTTCCAGAAGGATTTCCAGTTCCTCTACTTTATGGAGAATTACGGGTGCCTGGTCAACCAATCACTTTTAATTTAGAAAATACTTCTAGTATGGCAAATAATAGACAACATTCCGCGGGTGGAATAGTAGTAACAGGCGATGCTAATGGGAATTATAATAGAAGTCCTAGCAGCTATGAGAGTATACAATAATGTCAGTTCCAAATTTAGGACAACTAGACCTAGCAATAACAGGAATGCCTCAAGACCCAGAGTCTCTCGCATTATCTGGTTCTAATGTACAAGAAGTCTCTATTACGGATCTTATATCGGAAGGGCCGATAGAAGGTTTAGTTAATGGAGAAGCCTCTATTTATTTAGCAGGTGATCAGTTATCCGATACTAATACTGCAGCTATTAGTAGTTCTACACCCGAGAGTGCCACAGACGAAGTTGCACAGGATACTGAACTTTTAATCTCTATTCCTAACATAACTTCAGATGGTCCGGTAACTGCTACTCTTAAAGATAAAGGAGGAACCACCACTTATTTATCAAAGAGAGACGTAACAGCAGACGATCCTAAGGTTTTTTGTTGGCTAACGGTAGAGAATTTATTCCACCATAAAGTTAGAATTAAGAAGTTTAAGGGTTTCACTAAGGTGGGTACGAGGAAACAACCAGGTTACGCACAGATTATAGCCTGGGATGGTAGTATGCAAGGGTTTTTTAAAGATGCTTGGCGAATAACTGACCTTAACAAACATAATGAGACTAAATACAACTTAAAGCCTGTAGTTAGATTAGTTTCCTCCTCGGGTGAAACATTGGAAGGCTCTCTCTACCTTTTATACAACGATACTGAATTTGGTCAATTAAATTCAGGTAGTAATATAACTACTGGTGCTGCTTATATTAAGTTACACAGACCTTATAGGAACTCGTTGCTAGAAAAAGATATTTGGGTAGGTGGCTCAAATGAAGTAACTATAGATTTCCACCTTGATTATGTCGCAGCCGCAGACGTTAAACTAGATAGTGGTAATAAAGTAATTTATATTCCAAACTGGACCAAAGATGCAGGAACTGTTACTAATAAGAAATATTCTTTAAGTGAGTCCATAGATACCAAAAGCACAGAAATACAACATGCTGGAGGCACTCCCGAAAGCACTAAAAAATACCCTGGTTCCAGTTTTGAATTTAGAGTGGGAAGTCTTGAGCAAAAACCCATACAACAACTAGCAGGAACCGGAACGGGTTCTTTTCCCGTAACTTTAACTCAAGCTCAAGCAGCCAATTTTACTAGCACTAATACTATTCCGAATACTTATTCTGCCGGCTATCCCACCGCAACTCAATTAGATGCTCTTAAAGCGGCAGGTGCAGCACATACAACAATTACTTTTAGTGAATCTTTTTCCGGTGCACAAATTAACGAAATTGATGAAATAACAATCCATTTTGAGTTTCCAGGTGGTCACTATGCCGCTCTGGACGATGGTACAGAAACTTTTTCTGGAGCCGCATTTCATATCTCTTTAAAGGCTTCACAAACCGGAGGAACAGATGCTACAGATTGGACAGATATAACAGCTGGAGACTTCAATTACCATATAATTGGATATGGAACGAAAAAAACAGCAGTTAGTTATATTGTAACTATAGATGTTAGTACACACCTAATACTGAGCGATTTACAACTACACATTGTTCGTCTAACCCCAAATGGGCAATCATTAGAAAATCCTGGTAAACTCGTTAGACAAGGTGATTTCCTAAAATCAGTGACGCAATCGGATCCGGATATAGTATCTGTAATTGATGGTGTTAAAATTAACCAAATTGTTGCTACGATTAAGGAAAAGTTATCTTATCCATACTCCGCTATCGCTTCTGTTAACTTCAGCTCTAAAAGTTTTGCTTCCCCGCCTAAACGGGCATACCACGTTCGAGGCTTAAAAGTAGCAATACCTGGAAATTATACCCCTAGACATTTATCTGAAACGGGTAAAGCCGTATATACTGGTATATGGAATGGAGAGTTTAGTAATGAAGGAACTTCCAATGCCAGTGGTCTAGATCTCGGTACTTATTATACTGATAATCCTGCATGGATATTTTACGATATATTAATAAATAATAGATATGGCTTGGGAAAGTGGCTAAAATCTCAAGATATAAATGTTTATCAATTATATAGAATTGCAAAGTATTGTGATGAAGAAGTACCTACTGTAGACGGAGGAGTAGAGCCTAGGTTTACTACAAATTTATATTTGACTAAAGCTACCGAGGCCTATAAAGTATTGAAGGACATGGCCACTATATTTAGGGGCATGGTATATTGGCTAGACGGTCAACTAACTACTATTCCTGATATGCCCGCAACGCCCATTTATAACTTCTCTATTGATAATATAATAGAGGATAGCTTAAACTCAGAATCTACAGGAAGTAAAACCAGAACTAATCAATATACGGTTATTTGGAATAATCCTGCGGCGGGCTATAAACAAGAACCTCTAGTTGTAGAAGATAAGAAAAATATAATAGAAACTAAAAGAATAATAAATAGAAAATGTGTTGCATTTGGATGCACTTCAGAAGGGCAGGCATTACGATTCGGTAGGTGGAAAGCTTGGACTGCAATAAATCAGACAGAAATTGCTAAATTTAAAACGTCAATTAATGCCTCCTTTTTACGTCCCGGAGACGTTGTAAATATACAGGATGTTAATGATACCGGTATTGCTTTTAGCGGAAGAATAACTAATTCTACAAGTTCAGCAATAACTTTAGATAAAGATATTGCAACCGTATCAGATAAGGCTCAAACAGATGGAGGAAGAACACGACAATACG